GCCTACTGGCAATCCAGCACTCGCCTTCAACCTTATTGATCGTGTCGAAGCCAGAAACGCGGCCTACTTTGGTTTATACCATGCGAGCATCCCTCCGGTAAAGACCCAGACAACTCAGCAGTTTATCGTGAACAACTGGCTCTCCTGCTGGAGCCGTATCTACAAGCAAGTGGTCAGCCTATCCCTGCAATACATGGACGGCTCTGAAATCGAGCGTGTCTGCTCTATGCCAATCGTCACGTCTCCACAGGAAATCGTTGGGTCGTATGACTTTAGCGTATCCTATAACGTCCGTGAACTGGATACCGACTACGTCCTTGAGCAACTTAAGGCCATCAATCAGTACGTTGTTCCTATGGATACGGGTGGCATCGTTGACCGTAACGCCCTCATCAAGGGCATTGTAGAGGCCATCAGCCCTCAAGCCGCCAAGAGCATCCTGCTATCCCAGGCTTCGGCCTCGCAGAAGATGTATAACGAAGTCCAGACGGACATCGCCAAAATGCTTTTAGGCATGGAAGCCCAGTATGTCGAAAATGACCCCGCTGCGTCTACCAAGCTGCAATATGTCCAAGATATCATCCAAAAGAACCCCAAAGCCCAGCAAGCGGCCCAAGGTGACCAACAGTTCCAAGCCCTGCTCCAGAACTACATGCAAAACCTCCAAATGTCTTCCACTCAGCAGCAGAATAAGCAAATTGGTCGCATCGGTGTTACCCCGGTGGGTGACAAGTTTGCTCAAGGGGGACAAGCCTAATGGCTAAGACCGTTGACGAGCATAAGCGGGTTTTGACCTTTGAGAGCAATGAGGTCTTTGATGCGGTCATTGCTTTCTTAGACGTAAGCGCTGAAGCCGAGGTAGATCGTGCTATTTCCTACAACATTGAAGGAGAGAAACGTGTCCATGCCTGTGGTCGTGCAGAAAGCCTAAAGGACTTCAAAGACTTGCTTCTTACGCTTCAAAAGGAAGCACGTGAAGGTCGGTTCGGCTCTTGAAGCGTGGTAGAAGTTGCCAGAACTTGTATGCTGGTATTCCTTACTTTGACTTACTGGATATACTGCGGTTAGTCACTATGCCCCTGGGAGCATATCCCTGCTATGTCAGAAAATCAAAAAGCCGATCTTAGTACGGCTAAAAACAATACTACGGGCCAGTCAAACACCCCCACATCTGGGGCATTAAACGAAGAAACCCTTGCGGATATCCTCCGCAACACCCTGTTCTCAGATGTTGAAGAACAGCCGGTACAGCCCGAAACCGAGATAGAGGGCGAAGTCCAAACGGAGGTCAAGGATGAGGTCGAGGATGAGGCATCTGCGCAAGAAGCCGAACCCGAAGAAGTCCCCCAGGCCGAGGATGGCGAGGAAAGCGAAGTTCTTTCACAGGAAACGCAAGACGAAGAAGGGACAGACGGCAATCTGTCCAAGGGAGTTCAGAAGCGTATCGACAAGTTGACGGCAAAGCGAAAGCAAGCCGAAGAGGAAGTCGTTAATCTCCGCAAGGAGGTAGATGCTCTGAAACAATCGATGTCTGAGTCACGTCAATCGGGTGAGGAGGCAGAAACTAGCGTCAAAGACGCAAATAATCCTTTCTCCTCGCTAAAATCGAAGGACGCAGTTGACAAAGAAATCGAACAAGCCCGTTGGCTACGTTACAAGTGCATGGAAAACCCCGAAGGCTTCAATATGGGTGAAACCTATTTTGGCCCGGATGATGTTAAGCGTATGATGGTTAACTCGACCAAGGCTATCGAAGAACAGCTGCCACGGCAGATTGCTCGCATCGAAGCCGAAGATCGTATCCGTCCTATTGCTGAAGCAAACTATCCTTGGTGGAAAAACCCCAGCGCAAAGGAACATCAACTAGCGCAACAGGTCATTAAGAACTTCCCGGCCTTTAAGAACCATCCAGACTACATGCTCTTTGTTGGGGATTATGTCCGTGGTTTTATGGCCCGTGAGTCTACGGCAGCAGCCCAAAAGGCCAAGCCAATGACCAAAGCACCAGTACAGCCCATTCGTCCAACCGTTGCTCCTAAAAAGTCTAATCCTAATGAGGTTAGAAACGCAGAAGCAGAACGTCGGTTCGCCAAATCGACAAATGCTGAAGACTTAGCAAAAGTACTCCTATCTAAGGGTTTCATTTAAACCCAACCAATCCCCCCCCTACCCCCCTACCCCATAATATAACATGGCAAAACTACTCGAAAAAGACATCGTCAACGCTGGTAAGCGTGAAGACCTTGCTAACCTCATCGCTATGGTCGATGCGAAGGATACCCCCTTCACGTCGATGGCGAAGAAGGGCGCACAGCCCGGCAACACCATCTTCCGCTGGCAAGCCGACCGTCTCCCTGCTACTACCGCTCCTACCGCCATTGTTGACGGCACGGATGTCGATCTCACGTCTGGTGTCTCCAACTTCACCAACGACGGTGGCACACAGTACCGTGTCGAACTGAGCAATCGTGTTCAGATCTTCCGTAAGGCTGTTCGTGTCTCCCCGCTGACCCAGGACGTTGCTGTCATCGCTGGTGTGAAGTCGGAACTGGCTAACCAGACCTCCAAGGCTATCACCCTCATCAAGCGTGAGATGGAAACCGCAATGTGTGCTAATCAAACGGCACAGGTTGACAACGGCACAGTCGGTTACCGCACCCGTGGTCTTGACAAGTGGCTCGTTGCTGCTGCCAATATCGACAGCGTTGACCTCCCAGCTGCTGCTTCGGCCTTCTGCTTGTCTGCTGCTCAGATTTCGACTGTCGGTACTGCTGCTCTTACTGAGACGGTTGTCCAGGATGTCCTCACCGGCATCTACAGCCAGACTGGTCAGTTCAAGGACTACGACGCTATCGTTGGCCCGACCCTTAAGCGCGCCTTCACGAACCTCGTGTTCACGACAGCTGCTTCTGGCACTAACGCCTATAACACCATCCGAACGCTGAACCGTGAGTCCAACGACTCTACCTACGCTTCTTCGGTTGACGTGTTCCAAGGTGACTTCGGCCAAATCCGTCTCCACCCGTCGCTGTTCCTTAAGAACAACTTCTCTGGTTATATCATCCCGTTTGATATGCTTGAAGTTCGCTACGGTGGTAACGTTGCACAGGTCAAGGAGCTGCAAGACAATGGTGGTGGCCCTGCTCGTCTCATCGAAGCGGTTGCTGGCCTCTGCGTCTACAATCCGTTGGCCTTCGGTAAGTTCGACTTCAGCGCCTAATCTGAAGTAGCCTTGTCTGACATCATCCAGTCGTTCGCTGACGTAATTCCGTCCAACATCCGCAAGGAAGTTGAGCGTGAGTTGCTCACCGGCTGGAGGATGCAGGAGGCAGCTTCTTATACACAGGCAAAGCAGTTTGCGGCCTTCAATCACGCAAACGCAGCTAAACCAATTGACGGGGTAGGCGAGTTGAAGGCTCGTATACCTCTTTCTGCTTTCCACTACTGGGGTCAACGCCTTGGCTACGAGTGCTGGAACGACGAGTCATTCGTCAATGACTACATTAAGCACAACCCGGAGATCGCCATCCATAACCGCATTAAGCGGACACAGGTTCGTGGCGCTATCTTCAACGCTGACGGTTTTATTACCTAATGCGAACCACCCATTTTTCTCCTATTCTCTTCCAGGCTCTGCAACTAGCAGGGCAGGATAGGCATATCGTCTCCGACGAGACATTCGCCCAGTTCCGTGACTTCATCTCAGATCGTATTCGTATGATTTGGGAGTCCAATGACTGGCCCGATATCGTCCGATATGTGGATATCTCATCTACCATCACAAGTGTTAATGGTTTAGTGCAAGCCGCTATCCCTGCTGATGCTGGAGAGGTACTGGTCTGCTATGACCGTAGTCCTCTTGAAAGCACACGGGCGATGCAGATTACCTTCCGTATCACCGATAACGGCACTATTCAGAACCTTACGTTCTTGAGTGACCCTGGCACAGTCTGGGCAGAATACCGTATCAAGCGTCCCGAACTCAACGGTGACCTCTATAGCGCTTCCGTGGCATATGCCGTAGGTTCCCAATGCTACTTCGATAGTGGTAGCAACACAGGCTCTTATACGCCTGTAGCCGGGAAACCCCACTACGGCAACTTCTACACCTGTCTGACCGCTACCACGGCTGGTCAGTCTCCTAGCACCCATCCAGCCAACTGGCAGCTGATTACGTTGCCCTACCTGTTTGCTGGCTATGCGTCCAGGGGAGCATACGCAGATTGGCTTCGTTCTGAACTACAGATTGAGGCCGCACAGGTGGCAGAAGCGGAGTCCGAAAAGACTCTTGCAGACACACTCGATATCGTTCTTCGCCAACAAGGCCAAGTAAACCGTATCAATATTTCCAGAACCTACTAATTTATGTCCAATATCTCCATCTCATCTCCGTTCGTTCGTACTTTTACGCACTCGGACGTATCCGCTTCTAATGCAAGTATTACTCAAATCCTGGCAGCTGCTTCGGCTACTGAGAAGCGTATCATCGTCTTCGTCCAGAACAAGTCTGCTACCGCCAACCTGTATGTCATTTACAGCGCCACGGCTAGTGTCGGCATCCTAGTGCCACCCTTGTCCAATACGAGCATTGAGAACTACACCGGGGCTGTGCGAGTGATTACTGACTCTGCTACATCTTCTACGGTTCACCTCGCCTACGCCCAAGTCTAATGGCTCTCCAAGCATCAGTAGGTTTCCAGATCCCTACAAATGTCGTAGAGGTCGGTAACGAGATTACTGCTGACCAGTTAGCGGCTATTACAAATTCCGCTACTCCATCGGCAGGAAATCCTTTAACTACGCAGTCATATATTTCTGGTCTTTCCTATGCCACTACAAGTTTTGTAACCTCTCAAGGATATGTTACTAGTTCTGGCATTAGCCAAGACCAAGCATACGCCATCTCTCTTGTTTCCTTGGTTAATTCTACTTCGTATATGAGTTCTTGGTTTGGGAGTATTGCTTTTGAAACTCCATATCTAAGTGCAAACAAGGTTGCGATGTTTAAATTTTTGATTAATAACTCGGTAGAATTTACACCAACTTGGACTGGTACTAGTTGGTTTATGAATAGTGTATCTGATGACACAACTTACACTCAAAATGGGACTGAAGCCTTCACCATCAAGTGGAATGGTACAAATAGTGGCATCCCTGTGAGGACTTAATTTTATGTTTACCTTCCTTCTATCCCTTACAATCATTGTCCTAGCCTTCTTGGGAGGCTTCTACGCTGGCGTTAAGAACGCTGAGTCCAAGAAAGTCTCTTGGGGCAAGGAAATGCTCAACAAACTCAAGTCCAAAGAGTAAGTGCCATCCCGTGAGTATGCAGTCGATGGTGACCAAGGGTTCATCGGCTTGAACTCAAGGGACAACCCGGTCAATCTGGGTAAGAACTTCGTCTCCAGGTCGCAGAACTTCCGTATGGATCGTGGCGTTGCCACTCTGCGGAAGGGCGCTGAACGGCTTACTCCGGCTGCATTCATAGCCACAGGCCGGCAAATCTATGCCAGCTGCACGTACACGGACAGCACAGGCGCAGAGTTTATCATCCTTATTACTGGTGATGGGCTATATAAGTTTAACCAAGAGTTAGAGTCCTTTGCTACGGCTTTTATAGCCTTCCCTGCTGGACAGGTTATCACGGCTGCGGACGATGTGGATGCCTACCAAGCCCAAGGTAACGGCTATGTCTATATCTGCCGTGGGTTCAGCAAGCCAGTACTCCGTTGGGATGGGGCTACAACCATTGCTGTTCCCGGTGTTGGCGTACACCACAACTACCCCGCCAGCCGTCACGCTATTTACTACGGTAACCGTCACATTGTCCAGACAGACGGCAACACCTTCAAAGTCAGTCACTACCTCAAGGATGACTCTTGGACGGCGCTGGATATGTTCAGCATCAACGACGGTGGTAATGACCGTTTGATTGCCATCACACCTTGGACTCTGAATGAGTTCGTGGTGTTTATGCGTAACAGCATCTTCTACGCTAATGTAGGCGTAGGGTCTTACTCATCTGGGGATGCAGCTACTGAGCCGGACTCCTACGTCAAGTCCTTGGCTACGGACATTGGGTGCATTGCCAAGAAGTCCGTTGTCCAGGCTGGTGGTGGTATCTTCTTCCTATCCGACAATGGGGTCTATGTGGCTAACCCGGCTTCTGCTGGATCGGCTGGTACTAGCGCCTCAACCCCAGAAGGGATGCGTCTGTTGACCCTAGCAGAGCCTCTATCCTCCCCTATTTCGGACATCATCGAGCGTATCAACTACAACTATGTTGATAAGGCCGTAGCGACCTACTTTGAGAACCGTTACTATCTGGCTGTACCGCTGGACTCCTCTACGGTTAACAATGCCGTCTTGGTCTATAACTTCGTCAACAAGGCTTGGGAGTCCGTGGACACCTATCCTGCCGGGTTTGACATCAAAGCGTTCCATATCGCCAAGAAGGGCAACCGTCGCCGCCTGTTCGCTATCGACCAGCAAGAGGGTGTTTACCTTATGGAGAACCTAGAGTGGGACGAGTATGGTGCTGCTAACCCTGGAACTCCAGTTTTAGATGACCCCGCTTC